CGGAACGGTGTCAGGACATAACGTACTATCCTTAAACGTACCTGGAGCAAAGTCCGAACGTGCCGGTATAGCTGCAGAACCGCGCAAGTCTAGAGCGTCTGACCATCCCGCAAACCGAGGGACGACTCTACGGTCACGCCATGCTGCGTACCAGTTCGGCTCTCTCGCAGGGTTCTTCAGCTTGAGCGCTAGGGAAGCGTCCTTAAGGCGCAAGGCTCTGGTCACTTCATCCCGTAGGCATTTACGGAAGAGTGCTGGGTCCAGTGGCGGTCGGGTCGGTTCTGGAGCACGGGCTGGGTTCTCTGATGCGGCTTTTAGCGAGCGTGCGAATGCTGTAGCAACACCCATTGCGGCGGCAGCTGGCAAGACCTTGTGCACTTTACCAACGTTGACTATTTCTCCGACACTAAGGATTGCGAGTCGCGCATAGTGTTCCAGTGCACCTGATGCTTCCACGTAAGGCATAGCTCTAAGTTCGGCGATCGCATCTTCTTTGGCAATAGTGAGGCCAGCTTTCACGGACAATGCCGCAACATAAGCCTGCATGTAAGCCCTGCATATATGCACTTCCTCGCCAGCTGGTACAGCCATTGCCCCCTCGGACATCCTAACTAACTCCTCAGACATCCATGCAGCGGAATCGATCGGTGAAGTCGATGCTGGGCGAAGGGCCTTTTCGATCTCCATGATGGTGCACAAGTTCACCCAACCGGCTGCATACTGCTCCAGTCTCTGAAGGTCGCCGGTGGCTAAAAGTGCCCAACCCTTCGCAGTACGTATCAGAACCTTGCCGGCCCACACTTCCATACGAGGAAACTTCGCGGGGAAAACTGTCCTCACTTTAGTGCGATTCTTGCGAACAACAGCAGCAATTAAGTCCGTACTGGTTTCGCGGGCTAGGGCACGTGTCAACTTCCTGAAAACTGCAGCATGCCTTCCGTTCTTGATTCTGCGCACAGTCTCCAATACTTGCATGGGGACGGTTACACGTTCAGACATGGCAGCTTGTAATGCTTGACATTTCCTCGCCACATTCGGTGGGTGAAGTTTGCAGTTATAGGCTTGAGCGTACAACGTGGCGACAGCTACATCGGTAGACCACCGTACGACCTCTTTGGCGTATGAGGACTCCCTCGAATCTGCCCACTCCTTCAAGTGCAAGAAAACTGCGTGAACTGCCTTCAAACCGGTATGCACTTTCTTCTCCAGATTTATCCTCTTAACTGCCCCCTTTGCCGCATGTCGTGCATCAGACATCACAGTACCCCGAACTCTCTTTAGTCCTGCATACACTTTCCTCCAGTCGGAGTCTGGTGCCGTGTCCGTCGTGCCGCCGGTCAATGAGTAGGCGTCAGTTACTGAAGTTTCCGGAAGGTCTACGGCCGGTAAGACGGAACCCATGATTGCGCATGTTGCTTTCCACTCGGTATACGATACGCCGACAGAGAACGCATTTTCGTTTTCGAACCACGGAACAGAGTACTTGAAGGTAGTCATTGGAAGAATGAGACTGTTATTA